TACCTCCACTCCTCGTAGCCGGCGCCGATCCTGCCGTCGCTGATATCGTTACCGAGCAATGTCAGACTGACGGTCGAGTCGCCGCTGCACATCTTCGAGAGCGGCCACAGCTGGTGCCATTGCACCCCCTGATAACGGTTCGATTGGGGGCCGCGGTGCTGATAGTCCCAGTAGTAGCGGCCGGTGTAGAGGTCGCTGCGGTCCTCGTCCCATAGCGCGATGTTCGATGGCTGAAACGAATTGACGACGCCGCCAATCCCGCTGCTCATGACGGCAGCGCGAGATCAGTGCCGGGCACGATGATCATCTGCCCCGGCCGTTGGCGGGCGTGGTAGGAGCGCACGGTGTCCTTGGCCTGGTCGAGGCAGGCGATGGCATAGGCCAGATCCTCGATGTTGCCGGCGACGCTCATGTTGCCATTGCGGCGCACCCGGATCTCCAGCACAAAGGTCGTCGCGTCGCCATAGAGGTCGTCCGGGTCCCGGGTGGCTTCTGCCATCGTCAGCTCCTCATTCGTCGACGACAAACCAGAAGTTCATTGACGCCGAGTTCGTCGCCAGGTTCCAAATGACCGCATCATTGGAGCTCGCCAGCACAAAACCGCGCGGGAAAGTCCAGATGATGCCGGCACCTGCGGTGGCCGGAAGCCCGACGCGGCGCGCAAAATTGGCCGGCGTAGTGGGGGCCGTGCCCCACGCCACGGCACAGCCGGAAAGTCCCGTTGGATCGTTGGGGTTCTCGGGCAGAACCAACACCGGCGTGGTCTGCGCCACCGAGCCCGAGTTCGCCGGCCGGCCAAACCCGTAAGTCGACGCGGTGGCGGTGATCAGGTTTATGCCGCACTCCATGATGCGCGGCGAATTCGTCGACGCGGATCTGATGTCGCCCGCCGCGGCGCCGGTTGTGGTGACCGTGGTATTGAGAGAAAGTGAATAGATAGCCATCTGCTGGCGCTTCCATCTAGGGGGAAGACCCGCGCCATCGCGGCGTTGGTCGGGGGAAAGCTCGGTTAGGCGATGCGCAACAAGCCGTTGACGTTGTCGGCGGTCGGCATAACCAGGGTCAGCGTCCCGCTGGTGACCGTCTGGGTGCCGCCAAAATCGTGCACCGAGATCGTCCGGCCATTGATCGGCGTGGCGGCAGCGCCGGCCCGCTTCTCGTTGTTGTAGATGACGCCCGCAGTGGTCGAGATCGTCGCCGAGGTCCAGCTGACATTCGAAAACGTGCCGACCGCGGTGCCCGAGACAACGACCGGGGTGGTGTTGGTCATCGCCATGCCGCCCGAGCTGTAGTTGCCGCTCGCGGCGCATTCATCGGTGCCGACATTGGAGGTGCTCGGCGAGCTCGAGCCGGGCGTCCCGACATTGGTTTGCGTGTGATCAAAGGTGTGGGTCGGCGACACCTTGATCAGCAGGATCTTGATCGCGTCGGCGGTAAAGGTGCGCGAGGCGGTGGTGCTACCGGAGGCGGCGACCGACATCGTCAGCGAGACGTTGTCGATCATGTTGCCGATATAGGCCGATGCCCCGACATCGCCACCGGTGATCGCCATGCCGCGGCACAGGCCGGCGGTCGAGCTGATGCCATCGAGCAGGGTGCTGGTATGGGTCGTGCCGTTGGTCGAAATCGTGGCGTTCAGAGAGTGGTTGCCCGACATCGCCTCGGCTTTGAAGCTGTCGCAAATTCCGGTCGTGGCCATCGCTCAGGCCTCCGTCTTTGGTGTGCCGGGGACGTGGACACGCACCATCTGCAGCGCCGCCTCGAAACCGCCATGCGGTGCCAGCTCCTCATCGGTGCGCTGGAGCACGGCGTGCCCATCGGTCTGCACCGCCTTGAACAGCCGGGCCGCGGGGTGATCGGGGTGCGCGTCGGCGTACCAGCTGCGCTCGATCAGCATGATGTGGTGCATGTGCTCGTGCAGCAGGCGCTCGAGATAGGCCTGCGTCTGCGGCTTCTCGAAATGCCCGGCAAAGCTGGTGCCGCGGGCGGCGGCGAGGATGTCGTCGAGAGCGTCCGGCACATGCCCGCTGGTATCGAGATCGGCCAGCAGCCGGGCATTGCCCTCGCCCGCCAGCGCATTGCGCTCGTGTTCCTGGGCCAGCCGATGATGACCGACCAGCAGCTGCTCGACCTTGTTCTGGAAGGCGGTCGCCTCGCGGAACAGCGCCTCGGGCGCGGTCGCGGCGATATCGATGATCATCTTGGCCGTCACCCCGGCCCATTTCTCGTGCGGGTGCGGGCCGCCATTGGTGATCATACAGCCGACGTTCATTTTCAACTTCTCCTAAAGGCGCTGGCGCGCGCTATTCTTCGTCGTCGTCGAGGTCGACGACCTCCCACCAGCAACGGCAATTGACATGTGGCCAATCGCCGTTGGGAAACTCGTCTTCAATCCCGATCACGCCCGCGTCGGCGTTTTCTTGGCAGTCTTCCTCGACTGCGTCGTCGTCTTGGGTAAACCACAGCTTGCCCCGCGCGACGTTGGTGCCGCGCATTGCCGTGTTAAGGCCTTCGCGCTCGGCCAGCGTTGTCTCGTTGTCGGCGATGGTCTTGGCGCGTGCGCCATTAAAGGCGGGTGCGTCGGCGATCGCGTCAGCCAGCTCCTTGGCCGTCCAGTCGCCAGCGGCGATCCCGTCGACGACGGTCGTCACCAGCATGCTCTGCGTGCGCGCTTTGAGCCCGGGGATCAGCTCGGCGGCTTCGCTCTTGGCCCAGCGAGCCGCGAGATCCGGCATCTCGTCCAAGATGGCGGGGATCTCGTCACCGTCTTCCTCGAGCGGCGGCAGCCCGAGATTGGCCCGCGCGTCGTTCCGAGTCTCCGGCACATCTCCAGTAAAGCCAACATTGCGCAGACCGTCTGCGTAGACGGGTGCCAGGTCGCCGGCGATGTCGTCCTCGAGGACCGACCAGTCGCCGAGTTCCACCTGCGCGAGCAATTCGGTGGCCCGCCGCCGGCGTTCCTCGTCGTCGGCATCGGCCATGGTCAGCTACGCAGATCGACCAGCATCTGGTCGGTCGCCGCCTTCAGCGCTTTCTTTTTGCCGCTGGTGTCGACCGACATGTCCGCCTGCACACCCGCCTGGCGGCGGTCCATCGGTTTGCCGGGGTCGTGCAAGCCGCCATCGTCGGCGCGCACGATGTGGCCGCCCATCCGCTTGATGGTGGTCGCTTCGACCGCGCTGCGGACGCCATCGACCACCACGGATTTCCCGGCGGCAAGTCGCTTCTGCACGCGGCGCTGCAATACGACTGAGGTCGCATTGGGGGCGGCGCTGTGCGTGGCGTCGCCGACCGCTTCCATCAGATCGCGCGGCGCGGCACCGCCCAGACGCAGCGTCGGGTTGTCGCGCAATTTGCCCTCGGTCTGGGCCTTGTTCAGACCGGCGAGCGTGCGCACCGCCTTCTTGACGGGCGCGCCGGCATGCAGCCGGGTAAACCCGTGCGCTGTGCAGAGGTGCTTGCAGACGTCGGTCTTGCGCGCACCGGAATGCCCGGTGATGCCGATCAGCATGATATGCTCCGAATAGAAAGGGGGGTCGCCCGATGAGTGAATTTGTTCAATCGGCCCAGCGCGAGCTGGCGCGCCTCGACCAGGACATCGACCGTCTTGAAAAGGAAGCCGAACAAAACCGCCCGCGCCGGGTGCTGCTCCGCGCATTGCTGGCCCTATACCCGGTCGGCCCGAGCAGAGTGCTGCCGATCCGCCGTCCGCCGGCTCGCGTCAGGACAACCGGGACACTTCCACAACCGCCCGTCGGCGTCGGTGCACGAACCCTACTGGTGAGCCTGACTGCGGGGCGGAAGGCCGCTCGTCAGCCCCCGCCGCGCCAAAAGGTGACCGGCGAGGAGGTTATCGAGACGCTGCGCACACTGGCGGCGGATCATCCCAACGGCGTTGGTCCGCAAAAGGTCATCGACAAGCTGCAGAAGCCGGCGGAGTACATCGACTATCCGCAGCTCCAGGTGCTGATGACGAACCTCGCTAGAAGCAACAAGATCCGCAAGCTTCGCGCCGGCCGCTATCTTCCGCCTGTCGAAGACCAACGGGTTCGAATGGTTGGCGATTCGCCCTGAGTGTGTCGACGTCGCGGCGGCGACTAGGGAAGCCGGCTATTGAAAGTGCTGCTCGAGGATGCCGAGGGCGGCGATCAGGATCCCCGAGGCGGCTTCCTGGCTGACCCGGTGGCCGCTCCAGCCCTGCTCGAGCGCCCATTCCTTGAGCGAGCGCTCCCAGCCGACGACGTGCCACAGGACAGAGCCGCCAGGTGAGCCGATACCACCGGCGGCCAGGATGGCACGCCAGACCTGGTCGCGCGCCGCCTCGATCCCGCCGCCGCGGCTGGAAGGAGCGGGTCTGCCGCCGGAGGGTAATCTGTTCATATCGCTGGCGCGCAGCGGATCGAGTTGCGCCAAGCGGAAATAGTTGCGGAAGATTTCGCCGGCCCGGCGCATCCCGGCAGTGATCGAGCCGCGCCGCTCCATGACCTTGAGCGTGTCAATGGCGCGGCGACCGGTCATACTTTCACCAGCCGTCGCCCAAGGCGGCTGTGCATCCGGTGCGAGCGGCGCGACGCGCGGCCGAGCTCGTCGCGCTTGGTGATCTGTGTCCATTGGCCGTCGGGCAACTCGATCCCGAGGTAGCCGCCAGACAGCAACGCCGGCGCCGGCGCTCTCAGGCGGCGCATTGCATCATAGGGGCCAGGCCCGCCGGTGAAGTAAGCCGGGTAGCAGAAATCGGTGAGCCGCACCGTCGGCCAGCGGTGTTTCGCGTAGCCGTTGCGGTCGGCCTCGACCGCGTCGCAGACTTCCTGCAGGCAGTGATACTGACTGTAAGGAGCCGGCAGCGGCAGGATCGTGTTGGCGTCGGCATCGGCGAGCATCTCAAGAAGCTCGTGCGTCAAGTCGATCGTCCAGGCCTCGCCATATTGCAGGGCGTCTGCGGCAAAGACCTTGCCCTCGGGCGTGCCGGTGTTGTCGTCGTGATAGCCGCCAGCGCCGGGCACGTCGGTGGTGTCGAGGATGTAGAGCGGCCACATCCCGCTCGGCACCGCGTTTTTAAGGCCGGCGAAGTGCAGCGTCGCGGTATAGTGCCAGTGCGGCGCAAAATCCTCAAGGACCTGCGCCTGAAAGGCCGGGAGGCAGGCCTTGATCTGAGCATCGGTAAGAACCGTGCAGCGGTTGACAATGACGATGTCGGTCATTCAAATTCTCCGAGGTGGCGTGCGCAGTTTCCACTGGTCACCAGAGATGACTCTCAGTGGTCTCGTCATTGCGGGTAAATCGCGGTTACCGGCGGCATGGTCTTGGCGAGCAGCACCAGAAGGTCGATGACGGCGAGGCCGATCGCGGCGATCAGCAGATAGATGTTGAGCTCGCCGGCGGCGCGGTCGAGACTGCGGGCCAATTTGCGCATCGCGAGCCTCGCATGGTCATGGGTAAGGTCTTGGTCTGGCTGCGCCAGGGCCGCACGGTGGGGATCTCGCCACTGTGCCTGGGCGTAGCGTGCTATGCGGCAGCGCTCACGCTCACGCTCCTCGCCGCCGTCCTGCTCCTTTAATCCTCGGCTTAGTCGTCGTCGTGCGTCTGCAGTACCTGCACCCGCAGTTCGCTGGCGCCGGCTTCCATGGCGCCCTCGGCGTGGTGATGGCCGCTCAGGATAAAGAATTTCCCGGCGCGCTCGATCGCGGCACCGTCGAGGACCAGCGGCACCATCGCGTCACTCTGGCCGTGCTCGGCATAGATCTCGGCGTCGTGGTCGACCCGGTCACCGTCGACGACACGCTGCAGCGCGACCAGGTCGGCGGTCGGCACGGTGCGCTCGGTGTAGTGCAGCCCGCGCGCGCGGATCGTCGTCCACGAGGTATGCAGAACATCGGCGGCAGTGATCGCGTCGGCTAAGGGCAGCTCGGCTGGGCGCCGCGCGTTGTCGGGATCGACGTGGCCACCGGCCTTTGCCGCAGCGGCCTCGAAGAACCGGCAGTGGCCGTGGGGATGGATATCGCCCTCGACCAGCGTGCAGCTGTCTGGCGCACGGAACATCGTGCAATGCCGGCAGCGCTCAGCCTCGACCGGGCCGTCATCGGTGTAATCGGCCTCGTCCTGGCTGATCGTGGCGCCGGATCTGGCTAAAGCTTCTCCCAGCCCTCGAGCCGCATCTCCTGCGCCAATTGCTTGGCCACGTCCCGCGCCCGCTCGGCGAAGAAGTGCTCGAGCCTCCGCTGCAATCGGGTCTTGGTCCGGTCGAGCAAGGCTATGTTGCGGCGGCTCTCCCGCCGCTTGGCGAAGAGGGTCGTCGGCGACTTTGCCTACCCCGTCCTTGGGTTTCCCCTTCCCGCCGGCTTCGGCGCCGCCCTCGGGCTGCTCCGGTTTGGCGGTCGTCGGCTGCTTTTTGCCGCCCGCCGGTGGCGTTTTGCCGTTTGTCGACGGCGGCGATTTTTGCGGCGATTTTTGCGGCGATTTTTGTCCGGGCTGGGTCTGGCGCGAATTTGGCGGTTTTCCTGGCGCACCCCGGTCGTTTTGACCCGGTGCGCCGCCCGGTGGCGGCAGCATCGGCATGATCGGCTCGGGCGGGTTGAGGATGCTGTCGAGCGTCACCGGACCGGTGGCGGTCTTGAACATGATCTCGTCGCCGCCTTCAATCGGGTCCATGCCGAGCTGGTCGCGCGCCTCGTTGATCGTGTAGAGGCCGGCGCCGGCGAGGTTGACCAGCATCGTTGCCTGGTCGGTCGGGTCGATCGGCTTAATGTCGGACCACGCAAACTCGAGGTCCGGGTGGCCCATGCGGCGCTGGATCACCTGATCGACAAGCCGTTTGACCCAGCCCATGAGGGGTGCGAGCCCCTCTTCCAGCGCGGCTTCCTGCGCGGTCTCGGCGGTAGCCCGGTTGACCTGGCGGGTGAACGCGGTGGGTGGCAGCGAGAAGGCGAAGCAGATGACCCGCGCGCGCCACTCGTCGAAATCGTCTTTGAGCGGCGGTTCCTTGATCGACTGGTACTTGGCGCCCTCGGGTCCCCACAGCAGTTTGGTGCGCTCGGCGGTATTGCCCGCGAGTTTGGAATCAAACCAATCCTGGAACTGCGCGATCTGCTCACCGGTCCAGCCGTCCGGCGCATTGACCATGCCGGCGGGGATGTTGCCAGTGGTGAAGTGCTGCAGCTGCATCACGCCGCGGCGGATGCTGGTGTTGATCGTCAGCACGATCTGCTCCACCGGCGAGAACCCGTAGAGCCTGTCGGCGCGCGGATTGCGCGGGAAGTAGATCAGCTGTTGATCGGTAAACTGGCTGACGACCTCGCCTTCCTCGGTATTGGTGCGGGTCCCGTCCTCGAGCAGCACCCATGGCCGCCCGTGGATGATCTGCTCAAATGCCGGCGCTGGCGGCCGCGGCCGCCGACCGGTGTCGTCGATCAAGACCTTGATCGTGGCGCCATCAATGATGTCGAGGCCGATGATGTCACCACCGCGGTTGAGCCGCGGCTCGATCGCCGGTGCATCGGTGACCAGCACCTGGTCGATCAATTCGCGCAACCAGCTGGCAAATGGGGTGATCCCGTCCGGGAAACCCCAGAACTCGGTGAGCTGCTTGATCCGCTTATCCGAGTTGCGCGCTACGTCTTCCTCGTCGCGCGGCTTGATGGTCCATGCCAGCTTCTCGATCTGGTCCTTGCGGGTCTCGATGCACAGCCGCGTGATGTCGTCATTGGCTAAGGCCTTGAGTTCGGCAAAGCCAATCGGCTCAAACGACCGTGGGGTGTAGATATAATTTAACCCGACGGGAAAGTTGTACCTTCTGGTCCGCTCGTAATCGGGCGGCACCAGTGGATAGCCCGGCGCAAACAAGCCGCCCGACGGCTGAAAGACCGGCGCAAACTGTGTGATGTCGCCATTGGTCGCGGGACGGGGGCCACCAGCAGCACCGCCTTGGCTCCAGGCGTAGCTGTAGATCGGCGCGCCTTTGCCCGGTGTCTGTCGGCGGAATGGCGCCATCAGTGTGTTGACCATGCCGACAAGCGAGGTCTGGGTTCCACCGCGTGGCATGTCAGGTCTCGGTGTTGTTGATCATGTTGAACCACTCCACCGATCCCGGCTGCGGCACTGGCTTGGGCCGCGCCTGCTCGCGCGGTTGCGCTTCGCGTTTGGCCTGTTGTCGGTACAGTTCAAAAATGCCCTCGCCGGGCATTGGCGCGACGAGCAGATCGCTAAAGGCCCACACCAGCGCATCGACACGGTCCGGCGATTGACCCGCAGCGACGCGGTCAAGATCGGTCGTGAAGGCGCACATCTGGTCTTCGAGCGTCGGGAAGGTGCCGACGTGGTGCATGCGGCCCTGCTCGTAGAGTGCGGCCACTGGCTCGGCGCGGATCACCTTGCCGCGCGAGGCGTGCACGGCCTTGAACGAGATATTCTTGTCGACCATGCGCAGCGTCGCTTCGACCATGTCGCCGCCGTTGTTTACCTCGGCGACGATGCGGTCCGCCTTGTGCTTGCGGTACAAAGCAATGGCGGTTTTGGCCCAGTCGGTCGGCGTGTAGTGGCCGGAGCTGTCATCGAGCACGTAACCGTGCCCTTCGGCGTCTTTGCCGGCGACGATGATGCCGGTCTCGTCGGAATCCTCGCCACTACTCACGGCCGGGTCGATCGCCACGACGATGCGGACGAGCTCCGGCACGCTGCTATAGGCGGGCCAGCGCAGCTCCTCGAGCCGCGCGCGGTTCCACAAGGCGCCGGGCACGTCCTCAAGGACTTCAGCGTCGAGTTCCTGCCGGCCCAATCGCGTGCCCTCGTACTTGCGGATGATCTGTTGCAGAAAGGCTGGTGCTAGATTGTGCCGGTTCGCGTAAGTCGAACCGCGGACCACGACGGTTGTCGGGTCGGCGAGCAGCTCGCGGATGATCCGAACCGGCCTTGGTGTCGTGGTGACGACGACGCGTGGATCAGTGCCGAGACGAAGCCCGAACATCAGCATGTCCCAGGCCTCGGGGTAGCGCCAGGTGGCGATCTCGTCGCACCAGGCGAGGTCGTGCTGTGGACCACGCAGGCGCTCCGGCTCGTCGGCGCTGTAGGTCGTGGCGATCGCGCCGTTGGGCCAGGTCAGGCGCCGCTTTGACGGCTCGTAAACCGGCCGTTCGGCTTCGACACCGATGGCGAGCAGACCGCTTTCGCCCTCCACCATGACGTCGCGGGCATCGGCCGCGGTTGCCGCGACCAGCGCCACGCGCCGGTGGCCGTGGTGGTTGACCCGATCGTGGACGTATTC